GAGGGAATGGGCCTGTGAAAAGCTCTGTCGCATCCGCACCCCTGACCCCCGAAGAAATTCTTGCCAGCCCCGATTATTTCCGCTGTGAACACTACCGCTGCACAATGCGAAAGAAGCTCTGCCTCGTGAACCAGGCGGCGGCAGGGGCTTTTGCTAAGGCTCCCCAGGACAAAAAAATCTACACGGTCTTCCGGCGAGGGCTCCCCGTCCTGACAAGGACGCTCTCTTGCCTCGACTGCGATCAGGGCCGGGCGATCCTTGCAGAAGCCCTCAAGGACGGTCAACCGGTCAGAAAGATTTGCCGAAAGCCGGGCTGTAATAGACCAGCCAAAGCCAAAGGGTTGTGTCAAAAACATTATCTCCAGGCATGGCATAAGAAGCGGGCGAAGAAGAGGACCCGGACGTGAGGCAGGGATATCAAGCGGACGCTCACAGCCTCAGAAAGCAACGCCATCATAGAACAAATGGTTTATGAGAATAGTAAAATTTTTGCCTCATGTAAAGGTGATTTCTAATGCACCGTGGCTACATCAAGGTTTGGCGCAAACTTCTAACCTCGAAGACCTACAAACCGCTAAAGGCGTCTCAGAGGGACGTTTTACTGGCCTGCCTTCTTATGGCTAATCACGCAGAAAACACCTGGGAATGGAAGGGCCACATCATTAACTTAAAACCAGGGCAATTCGTGACCTCTCTTGATAGCATCAAGTCTGTGTGCGCCCCCGATACCTCAATTCGTAATATCAGAACGGCTCTAAAAAAATTAGAAAAATACGGACTGGAAGGGTCATAACTATCCGAAATTGGGAACTTTATCAGTCAAGAGAATCTGAGACCGGCAAAGAAGGTGACAAAGAGGTGACAAACCCCCGACAAAGAAGTGACAAAGAGGTGACAACTAACAATAATGATAAGAATGATAAGAATGATAAGAAGAAAGATATATATTCGTCAAAATTCCTCCGATTCTGGAAAGACTACCCCCAAAAAGTAGGAAGCTTACCGAGCCTGGAAAAAACTCCGCAACGAACTCCCCTCTATCGAAGAACTCTTGAAGGTAATCGCAACACAGAAGAAATCCCGCAAATGGCGGGAAGGTTATATCCCTAACCCCGCCACCTGGCTCCGTGAGGGGCGGTGGGAGGATGAAATCAAGGAGGATGGTCAAAATGGAGACCTATTCGACAGACTTCTTGAGGAGCATGAGGACGCTGACCCGGTGGTTCCGTAAGCGGGATTTCACGGAGGATCAGCTTGAACTTTGGTGGGACCGGGTGGGCCATATCCCGGATCGGATTTTTGGGGAGATTGTCAACCAGGTAATCGACACAAGCAAATACATGCCCACCCCCGCCGAGGTTAAGAGTCTCTACGGGGAATACAGGCGGCAGCATAGGGATAGATTTATCCCGTCGGAGCAAACACGGGTGGACTGCGACCGCTGTAACTCAACGGGCATAATCGTTGCCTGGAAAGTGAGGGGTGGCTACCCCTACGAATACGCCATCGCCTGCGGGCATTGCGAAAATTGGAGAAGGGTATTCCCCACGAGGCCGAGCGGCCCTCCTGCCAATATTGTGCCGCCAAAGCGCATGACGATCGGGGAGATCCTCGAAGCCGGGTTCATCCTGGATGATCCCTGGGAGGAGGATAGCGAACCGAAGGCGGCCGGCGGGAGATACGACAGTTTGGACGATATGGCTGATGCGGCCGGGAACTACAACGAGATTCCATTTTGACGATGGAGGATGACACAATGATTGACAAACGACTGTTAGGTGATGAGCGGTATGACCCTGAGCCGGACACCGAGGGGGCTGCTTACTGCGAGGTCTGCGGCAAGCCGACTATCCAGGACATTTTCTATTTCACAGAAGGAGGGGGAACCCGGTGGGTCTGCCAGGAGTGCGGTTGTTACGTGGACATTCCAGGGGAGGATAATTCATGGGCGTGAAGTATCAAGATCGACGAGAGGACCCTGCAAAGGACATTTTGCGGGATATATTGATTGAGTTGAAGAAGCTGACGAAGATCCTGGACCGGATCTGGCGGCACATGGATGTGGGGTTGTAGGGATGACGATACGCTTTGAGGTCCTCGGAGAGCCCCGGCCAAAGGCCCGCCACCGCACAGCCCGGACCAGGGATGGTAGGCTGATTCAATACAACGACCAGAAGGCCATAGACCAAGTTGAGAATTTTCAGGCGCAGGCGGTACGGTTTGCGCCACCTGAGCCCATAATAGGCCCTATATCACTTGTTATAGCAGCCTATATGTCGATACCAGCGTCATGGCCAAAGAAGAAGAAAAGGCAGGCCAGGGAAGGGGAAATCCGACCGACCAAGAAGCCGGATTTTGACAACTTAGCGAAGTTTGTCGGGGATTCCCTTAACGGCATCTTTTGGCAAGACGATAAACAGATAGTCTCTGCCAGGGTTATGAAATTCTACTCGGACCGGCCACGGTGGGAAATTGAAGTGTCGGAGTAGGAGTTACGAGCCAACGGGGTCTTGGAAACCAAGAAAAGGGTGTGAGCCAAAATAGTCGTGAAAACCACATCGTGTGTGCGATCCATTGTTGTAATGAAAACCACTATGGTGTTGTGAGCCAGAACCGAGGTGAAAACCAGAGTAGTTCTGCGAGCCACAGTTGCCTTGAAAACCAGGGACGAAATGCGAGCCAAGTGGCATATGAAAACCAGTGAGGGTTTGTGAGCCAGAGAGAAAATGAAAACCACCTGGGCTATGTGAACCAAGGCGATGCTGAAAACCGAATGACTTGTGTGAGCCAGAGGTTTGATGGAAACCATGGAGATTTTGCGAGCCATGAATCAAGTGAAAACCAGTGCTGCTGTGTGAGCCACTGCAAGGATGAAAACCATATTGAAATTGTGAGCCAGTGATAACGTGAAAACCACGGGAGGAATGCGAGCCACAGAATTTATGAAAACCATGACTCAATCGTGAGCCAAAAACGTTGTGAAAACCAGGTGAGCCATGTGAGCCAAAGTGGGTGTGAAAACCACATGATATCTGCGAGCCAAGTGGCACATGAAAACCACCGGCACTTTGCGAGCCACAGTTGAAGTGAAAACCAAGGACTCGCTGCGAGCCAAGGGCGGGCATGAAAACCACACCAAAGTTGCGAGCCAGGATGACGATGAAGACCACCCATTTGTTGCGAGCCCCAAACCAAAGCCAAAGGAGGAAAAGCGATGATAGAAGAACTGAAGATCAAGACTGAGACCTACTATGCGATCCAAAAGATCCGTATACAGGCGGAACTGCGGATCAAGGCGTTCGTCCGGGAAGAGAGGTTGCCAGAGGAACACGCCGAGGAGTTACACCATTGGGCTGATGACATGCTCAAGGCCATGGAAACCTCCATAAAGCGGGACGTGGCAAAGCTCCTGCGGGGTGTGCCGATTTGGGAGGAGTTTTTCAAGCCGGTCAAGGGGGTCGGCCCGTGCTTGGCTGGCTCGCTTATCGCCGGGATCGTGGATATCAGCCGGTTTGAGTACGTTAGTAGCCTGTGGAAATACTGTGGCATGGACGTGGTGGACGGTGAGGCCCCTAAGCGAGCCAGGGGGCAGAAGATCTCATGGAACCCCTTTCTACGGATGACGCTTTACAAGGCGAGCGACAGCTTCATCAAGCAGAACCCGGAAAAGAGCCTTTACCGTCGCTTGTATGATGAGAAAAAAGCGTACTATCAGGCGAAATTCCCCGAGCCTGTGGAAAAGGGAAATGGAAAAAAAGGGAAGAAATACACGAAGCTACATATCCACAACATGGCAAAGCGGTATGCTGGTAAGATTTTTCTGCAACATCTCTGGAAGACTTGGCGTGAGCTTGAGGGTTTGCCCGTAACTGAGCCATGGGTAATCGCTCACGGGGGGCATAACCGGTATATCGCTCAGGAGAATTAAGCTATGGCGTGGCTATTTTACTTGATAATAACGATAGTTGCGTTCATCTTGCGTAGTCTGTCAAGTCTTTTTTCCAAATTTTTTCATTTTTTTTGCCCTCCACAAGATATTGTGCATGAAAATGCACAAACACCCCCTATTTTGTGGTTGAAAAGTGCATTTTCCGCTTGACAAGCCCCTAAGAGGCTCGGAAGGATTAAGTCTAAGGCCGGGCCGTTACGAAAGAAGGGCGTAAGACAAGGGCTCGGGGTTAAGAGATTACGAGCTTAGGAAAGGCCCTCGGAAAAGAGATAGAGGGGCGTTAGTTGGAAGGGGTTGTTTGATATGGCTGCTAATAAGGCCATCAAGAAGAACAAGGGCGGAAGACGTAAGAACAAGCGGGGGCTCACACCCAAGCAGGAGGCGTTCGTCCGGGAGTACCTTATCGATCTTAACGCTACACAGGCCGCTATAAGGGCTGGGTATTCTAAGAAGACCGCACACCCCATAGGTGCGGAAAACCTACAAAAACCTGCGATTGCAAAGGCCATCCAGCGTGTCATGGATGAAAGAGCCCGTAAGGTAGAGGTAACACAAGAAAGAGTCTTGCGAGAGTTCGCTAAGATAGCGTTCCTCGATCCAAGGCAGTTTTTTGATTCTAAGGGGCGGCTAAGAGAGATTACAAGCCTCCCGGAGGACGTTGCGGCAGGGATAGCGGGCCTTCATTCTTCCGAGATCCCGGGCAAGAAGGAGGGTGATCCCCTTACCCTCGTTAAGAAGATTAAGTTCGCTGACAAACTCAAGGCCCTGGATTCCCTGGCCCGACACTTAGGCATGTATAACGACAAAATCAAACACAGTTTTGATGAGGAGGCCCTGAGAGCCATTCTCAGCGCCTTGCCTGAAGAATACGCACAATCTGTTGTTCACGCCCTTTCACGCACGAGGAGGGGAGGCTGAGCATGTCAGGCGCCGGATTACAGCAGGTCCCACTCCCCCCACCTGAACAGTTTGCGGCGATTATCGCAAACGAATGTGATCCGGGCGTTATTCAATCTATCCTGAAATCCCCCATTGCTCTTGCAGCGTACCAGGAGGAGCCCGTAGGATTCTGCACGGAGGTCCTGGGTGAGACCCTGACGGATGATGTGATAGCGATGATGGAGTCGGTCCGGGACAACCAGGTCACGGTCGCTATCTCCGCAAACGCTACGGGCAAAAGCCACGGCGCCGCCCGTGTCGCCCTGTGGTTCTACCTCTGCCATCCCAACACCAAGGTATTTACGGCCGCAGCCCCTCCCCTTGAAAACCTCAAGAACATTCTATGGGGCGAGATCGGTTCCGTGGTGCATAATCACCCTGATCTGTTCATCGGGCACGATATCAAGAATTTGGATATTCGCCGGGGGCCGGAAGATTTCCTTACGGGCGTTACAATCCCCTCGTCCGGCTCGGAACAGGAGCGGGAGGCCAAGTTCTCGGGTAAGCACCAGGAACATCTTCTGTTCGTGTTCGATGAGGGGGACGCTATCCCTGATGAGGTCTATCGGGGGACTGAGAGTTGTCTATCAGGCGGGATCAAAACCCGCCTTTTGATTATGTTCAACCCCCGGCACGCTTCCGGGGCCGTGTACCGGATGCAACGGGATCATACTGCAAACGTTGTGCATTTATCGGCATTTCGGCATCCTAACGTAATCACAGGCAAAAACGTGATCCCCGGCGCCGTGGATAGGGAAACGACCGTTAGACGGATCAACCTTTGGACCAGGCCGTTGCAGGAGGGGGACACGAAGGACAAGGATACCGTGTTCACCCTGCCGTCGTTCCTGGAAGGCGTCCAGGGTAAGCGCCTTGACGGGGGTATGTTCCCGCCGCTCCCGCCCGGCAAGCGGAAGATTACAAACAGCGCATTTTCTTACATGGTTTTAGGCCGTTATCCGGCCCAGGCAAGCAACCAGTTGATTTCATCGGAGTGGATCTCAGCCGCCAGAGCCCGCTATGACGTCTACGTTGGCCAATATGGTGAGACCCCACCGGTTGGGGCCTCGGGCATTATGGGCCTGGATTGTGCGGAGATGGGGGACGATTACAATGTGGCTATGGGGCGCTATGGCGGCTATCTCACCCCGTTCGAGGCGTGGAGCGGGGTTGATCCGATTGAGACCGGGGCCAGGGCCGTGACCTGGTACAAGGGACACGAAGGGATCGCAACCGCCTACGTGGATGCAACCGGCGTCGGGGCCGGTGTCGCCCCGCACATGCAGCGCATGGGGTGCGTTGCCGTCGGCGTTAAGGTGGCCTCCAAGCCCACGTTCACAACGGAATTGGGAGATTTCCGGCTGCTTCGGGATCAGCTTTGGTGGGAGGTCCGGGAATGGCTGAGGACAGATCCCGGCGCAATGCTGCCACCGGATGAAGATTTGATAGAAGAGCTTCTATGCCCAACGTATGAAACCGGGACCGGCAAGATCGTTGTAATGAGCCAGGACGACATTAAGGAGGTCCTGGGGAGGAGCCCTAACCGGGCTGATGCGCTGCGTATGACGTTCGCCGGACACGATACGGGCTTTTTCGATGGTGTGGATATGACGGAGGATTACCCGAATGGATACCGCCATTGAGCCTGTTATTAAGCTGGTTGAGCACCCATACAGCCAGGATGTTTACCAGGCCAGGCTTGACCACGCTATTGTCACGGGCCAGCCTTTACTTGAGCGCCCATGGTGGTTCGAGGATGTGCGCAACGGCAACACCTATCACGAGCTTTACGGGTGCCTGGGGTGGCCTTCGGAGGTGAGCGCAACATCCTTGGGTCTGCCGGGTTATATCGCCATTGTCGGGGTTATCAGGCCGCTGTCGTATCCAGAGGACAAGGAGTACAACCCCAGGGATGCAGCGTTCGTGCTCCTGGAGGAGGACCAGGACCTTGATGTGCCAACCCTGCTTTATAAGGCGGTTCGGTTGCGGGCCAAGTATGGGTTTGGGGTGCAGCGCAAACTCCTAACCGCATGGTACGGCGACCCTGAGCGATTTCTTACAGCCCTCGCTCTCTACAATGAACGCCTTACGTCACGTAACCGCAACCCAGACCTTGCCATTGTCCTTACACCGCCGGAGGACTTTTATACCCAGGGAGTCTTTGACACCTACGTCCGGGCGCTAAAGTCTGCGTTATTGCGTACCGGAGGCCTGGAGCGTCGGTTGTGGTTAGGGAATAACGAGATTATTAAAACGAGGCTCAGGGAGTTTCAGCGGGATGACCCGGCGGTCCTGGCGGTGGGGGGGATAGTGCATACCCTGTTATCCACAACCCTCTGGATGGATCGGACCGGGGATACCGTTTTCAACGTTAAGGAGGCTGTGTAAATGGGAGTCTGGAAGGTTGTCGTCTGTTTTGTGGTCGTATGGTTCTGCGGGCTTGCCGCTGTCGTCCTGGGGGCATGGCTGATGTTCCGGGCGATGAAGCTGAGGCTGACCGGTCAAGGCGATGCAGGCGGCTTCTTTGTCGAGCCTAAAGGAGAGGTGTTCTCTGTATCGTCCGATATGATCGAGGATCAGGGAGAAATCCCCACGGGTACGGGAGAACCCACCAAGGCAGAAGAACAGGTATTGAAGAAGACGGAGCGGTTTCTGTCCGTGTTGTCAGGCGGGGAGGCGACTGAATCATGAAGGTGCGTTGCCCAAGCTGCGGGGTTGTCCACCATGAAACCACAAGTAAGTACAGGGCCACTAAACCGGCGCATGGCGGCATGATTCGCCTTATAGAGCCCTGGGCGTCGTGGGGATGGGGGAAGTTCGGGGCACGTGACGGCGGGGAGGAGATACCCTGGTCTGAGATGGAGTGTCCTACCTGTGCGGCGCCCCTGGCCCCGGATGGCAAGCTGTCTGTTATTAAGCCGAATGGGCCTCACCCCGATAAGCGTAAGCGCCTCACACAGGACGTTATAGGGCTGTTCCCTGGCAACAATGCCCCTACGCTGCAAGAATTAAAGGCTAAGGTCCAACAAACGAAAACCCGCCGGGTGCAAAAGAGGTTAGCGAATGCCCGTTGATATCAAACTTGAAGACGGATGGACCTTGGAGAATGTTCCGCCCAAGGGCCATAAGGATGTCGCCTCGTTCTGCTACAATCTGTTCGAGATAGCCAGGGTTGAGAAGGACCGCCTGAATAAGCCCGCCGATTTCCTGACCAACTATGCCCTGTACCGGGGCCGTAAGATTGATATGCCTAAGCAGGTCCAGACCAGGGACACCCCTGTCAATCTGTACTTTGCGAATGTCGAAAGAACGGTCAGCAACATCACGGCCCGGAACCCCACAGGCGAGGTGGTGGATCTCGATGGCCGAAACGATGGGGTGGAGGACCTCTTCACCAAGAAACTCAAAACCTGGTGGAAGGACTCTAACCAGCAGGCCAAGACCAGGGCTACGGCCCGGGCTATGGAGATATACGGGATCACCATTGAAAAACCGGTATGGGACACGGACCGGCACAACCCGGACGTCATGCTCACGGACCCGTTTGCGTTCTTCCCTGCCCCTGGCTTATGGGAGGACCTGGCGACAGACCCCCCTTACGTCTGTTTTGCGTACCTGGATTTCGTGGATAAGGTCGAAGCTAAGTATGGCGTCACAGGGGTTGCAGAAGATGACGCTTATGAACTGTTAGGCCTGGAGCGGGAGCGTTACAAGGCTGACAACTATGAGGTGTCACGGCAGAGCATAGGGAATTACGCTGATCCCATGTACCGGGTGGGCCGAACCGACCGGATGCCATCGGATAAGGCTATTAGCCGGTGTCTGGTAATCGAGGTGTGGCTAAGGGATTACCGGAAAAAGCAGGAGAAATTCGAGGAGCCGATTGTTGACGATGACGGAAACCCCGTATTCGGTAACGACGGCAAGGAAATGTTCTACCAGGTCAAGCGTAAGGTCCCGGTGTATAGGGATGGTGTTAGGCGTGTAACCATCGTGCGATCCAAGGCGGGCGGTAAGCGGGCCTCAAGCGGGGCAAGTAGCACGTTCATGGTGTTGGCAGATACGCCAAATCCAAATATCAACCCTGAAATGCCGGAAGACCTGGCCCGGAATACGCATCCATGGGGCCGGTTCCCGGTCATAACGGCCAACAGTTACCGTGACCTGATCTCGATATGGGGTTTTTCCGCCGCTGAACAGGTGGGGGACCTGATCGTTAAGATCAACAAGATCATCACAAAGCTTATCTCTTACGTT